TATCTTGTCTACATCATGGGACGCCATAGCTGCTGTAATTTCGTCTCGCATTAACGTTTCTTTTCTCTCTGCTTTTTTCATTTTTGTGACTTCAGCAATTGTATTACTAAGTCCTTGGAGTCCTCGTGACATATCTCCAGCAGGTTGAATATAAAAAGGATTTCCATTTGCCATTATGCTGTACCTCCTTGTGGAAATATACCAAGTTTGGTATAATCTACAATCATAAAACCATGCCTGATCCCAATGCATTCTGGATCTGTTTTGATAAGTTCATCAGCAAGAACACCTTCTGACTTACCTTCAAGACCCATTTTATTTGCTACAACGTTCCAATCCCACATATACCAATTATGGCCATTCACTTCCCCAATTTTCTCAATATTTATTTTAAGTCGCCTATCAGAAAAATTTACACCAGCACCATAAGCCTGAACACCAAGATTGGCCATACCCATCATATTATTTATTGCATTCTGAGTACCTGCTTGTTGTGCTTGGCCAGCAGCAACTTGACCCTGAGCAAGAATACCACCAGCAGTAGCTGTGCCTTGACCCAATGTCTGACCAACACCAGCAGTCATGTTTGCAATTTGATTTGCATTACTTGGTAATCCTGCCAATCCAGTTAACCCTTGTAACTGCTGATTATATGACTGAAGGAGAGCCTGGTTTTGTAATTGTGTATTATAGTCATAAAGGTTATATTGAGTATTTCCAGATCTAAAACCACCAGTCATAGAAGCATTCCTTAAAATGGATTCTTCTCCAGCTTCCTGGCCACCCATAATTGATTGATATAAAGGGGATCGTATGGCTCTATCAATAAGGTCTTGTTGGCTTCCTGTACCACCTTCAAGTCCATATAAGCCACCCAAACCTTTAAGGGCACCCTCACTGAATTGTCTAGGAAGAGCTTCCCTTTCTTTTAAATAGTCAAGGCCTTCTCTTTGACTTTCTGCTGCTATTCTTGCTCCCTCAATAGTAGCATTTGCTCCAGTAGAAGCTGCCTGTTGTGATGCTCCTGCAGCGTCTCCTGCAGCGTCTTTAGCCATGTACCCACCAATTAGTGAACCTCCTACAACTGCTACTGCTACCCAAGTCATATTAGACTCCTATTGCAATAAGTTTATTGTTTTGACATTCTATATATTCTTTCTCAGATATTATAAATTCTGTTTCTATTTTCTCTAAATCGGTTTCTTCTGTTGGATGTACTGTAATCAAAATTGTATCGGTAAAGGAATATGTCATTCTTTTTGATCCAGCTGGTGTTACCCATGTTTTAGGTGCTTCATGCTTTACTGTCACTTCACCCAACTCATTATAAACACCGAGAACACCTTTAACTAAAATGCTCATGGTTTCATGTCTATGACGTTTTCCGACAATCAAAGTATCAGCAGGCGCAAACCGTTCTCTCACATAAACACCTCCACCAAAGGAATGGGTCATAATAACCTCGGCTTGAGGCATTTTCTTCAACACCTCTGTAAGTTCTGTAAGTGAAGGTTTTTTATTCTGTAATTCCACTATACAATTTCCACAACATCAAGAGCTACTGTTAATTGATCTGCTACACTAGCAATAGCACTTAATAAATCTGTTGCGTCAAGTACTTGTCCAACAACTTCAGGACATTCATATGTTTCTCTACTACCAATTGATTTCAGATTCATAATAAGATTTGTGGCAGCAACAGCTCCACCAGAAGGGACCTTATTAAATGAAATAGTTACAACAGTAGTTGTATCATTTGTAACTGTACATTTTAATACTCTTGCTGTGGTACCAGCTGGGCAAGTGTATAGGGTGGTATTTACCGCCGCTACTTGAGCCATATATGCATTTTTTATTGCTACTGTCATTTTGGTTCTCCTCTTATGTCCGAGTAATATTCAATCTCTACATTGAGTAGTATCGGATCGTTTGCGGGGTCGTCTTTGGTCACTGCTATCCTCTCAATACATAGTCCGAGAATATCATGAGGTTCAAATAGTCCAGGGGCTATTTCCCCACATACTGATTGGACTAAGAACTTAGCGGTACCTGGGATAGCAATATCCCCAGAATCTAAATCAGTACTTGCAGCATCAACAGCTTCTGTCGTATCCTCTTTAGTCAGTGTATAAGAAGCTCTCCACTGTACTTGTTCCTCATTTGCTCCACCAGGATCATCATTGGCTTCGTCTATAAACCAATGTAATTCAATTTTGATGGACCTACCAATATTGCAATCATACGGTACTTCCAATTCGTAATAAGCCTTATCCCCTATGTCATACTCAAGGCCGATATAATTGCCAAATACGGCAGAGGCTGGCGGAATACCTACTCCTGCAGGTCTGTTTTTGGCAGGAGGGAATGTAACTTGTTTCTCAAATAGCTTAGGTCCAACAATAGAGGGTCTCAACACCCCAGATATTATCTTTTTCTCCAAACTCTCCAAGTTAGGGATAGGATGGGAAGATTCCGAGACCAGTAACCTACGTTCTAACTCACTAATACGAGATTCAAAATTCCTATTTACAGGTTCTGAAAAGAACAACTTTTTAATATCGTTTATGGCAGAATCATAGGATTTAATCTGCGGCATCGAATAAGTTAAAGCTTCAAGATTTTTGTCTATCTCCACATCAAGTTGGTTAGAAAGTGTAATAAGATTGTCCACGATATTTAGATAGTCTTCTACAAGAGCATCAGGCCAATCAGTAAGAACCTTAAGGTCTTGAGCACTTAATACTAAACCTTTTAAAAGTTCAAGGGTCTTTGGACTAGGCATATGTTAACTCCATTAAAGCAAAAGCCATACGTGACTTAGAGACCCCCCTGAATCTAAACCCCATCCAATTATTACAATAACCAAGTTGTCTTAAAATAAATCTTTGGCTATAATCAGAAATTTCTCCATATTGCATCCAATGTTCCATACTATAAGTTACACCATTGTAAGTTATTGAAACAGCTACCGTTGCATCAGAAGTTATAGTATGACCTGGGATAGTTTCTATGTCTATCTTATCAACAGAAAATGTTTCAAGTTTAATAAGAGGAGTATATAATATCCATTCAGCAATTGCACCGTATTGAGTACAGACTGTGTTGTCTAAGATTCCTAGATTGCTACCCACTTTATCACCATATACCCATTTTCCAGAACGAGCATCTGGTACACCATTGATTCCTCGATAAACATCATTTCCTGTACCAGTTTTTAATAGACTCCATGCGATTTCAATTCCAAATTCCGAAGCAATAGATTCATTAAAGCAAAGAGTTTCTTCAGGAAGATGAATCAGAATAAATGTTACATTGTTCTCGGTTCTGGCTTCCATTCGCATGTCTGAAAGTTCTGGTTCAGTATACGCAGCTAAAATTTTATCAATCTCGCGGGTAGAAACTTTTATAGCACTACCAATACCAATAGTATAAATTCCTACAGCACTATCTCGATAACCACCAGTAATATAAAACTTCCCACCTGATTCACATTTAGCATGAGTCGCTACTATTCCTATATTTTGACCCCTTGTTGATACTCGTTGAAATGCAAAATTTGCAGTTGCTACATTAATAAAATATTCTAAGGAATACCGCCCAAATACCATGATTTTGTTATCTTGAGTTTTAGCCAGTCCCAAAGAAGGATCAGGCATGAATTCAGCAGTTGCAAATTTTAATGGATCTATAGATGTTTCATCTGCTAGATCAGTATGAAACAAATACTCACCATCTGTCATGAAGTAGTAATTATCGACCCAGACTCCGTCAATTGGACTACCAAGATCAATATCAACAACTTCAGCAAATCCACCACCTGGACTATAAAGGAAAAACCTACCATCTGCTATGATTCCTTGAGTATTAAAACCATAGAAATCATGGAGTCTTGCTTGCGAAGTACCAGGAATAGTTCCTAGTACTGTAACTGTACCATCCGCAGCTACTGAGATAAATTTAGTTCCAGAAACTCGGTATTGATTTGAGAATCTTTCATTATAAGTTCCACCCCTGTCTATGCCCTGACTAACTGATAATAAAGTTAAACCAGGATACCCGATCATATATCCCTTTGCATTTAGAATATCTCGCTTGACAGCATGCATATTGACAGGCAAGGCATCCCTGTAATCGGTTTCAACTCCAACCTTATCGCCTTTAATTAATGTGATTGGTGCTTTTGGCATTGCTATCCTTAGGTTATACTTGATGCAAGAATTTTAAAATTAATGATTCTAGTTTCAATTCTACCATTTGTAGTTGTTGCAACAATTTTTACGTTTAAATAAGGTATACCAGATCCATCAGCATTTCCATCAGCAGTAACATTATATGTTATATCAGGAGTTGTAAGAGAATCTGAATTTATTGTTAAACCAGTGTTAGCTTCAATAGTATAGGAATCGATATCTTCACCAGTTTCTAAGATAGATCCAAAATGCTCCACAAAAGTTCTCACATCATTAACATACATTATATTGGTGAGACTAGAATTTGGAGCTCTATCTTCAACCGGAAAAAATCTTTCACTTATACCTGTCTTTCTGCCTCCTCTTGGCATTCTACTCGGGTATGGAACAGGATTTACTTTGGCAGTTGCTGATGACAAAAAAGAATAACCAGCAGAAGCTTGCCTTATTAAAGTGATATCAGGCTGCATTCCTTTACCAAAATCAGGCATTAACCTTACTGCAAGCATGACCTCAAATGAATGCCAGAATTTTCTTTCCATATTATGAGGGGTATTTACATCTGGGTCATCCTCAAAATAGTAATTTGTATAGACATTCCTTGCAAACAATTCCGCAGCCATACTTTCTAACCTATTCAGAGCTAATGTCAATTGTGCAGCTGATGGATTAACAGTAATTCCTGAAATTCTAAGAGCAGAAAAAGCTCCATTCAGAATGTCTCCTTTAGTGTTGTCTGCCATAATTATTCCTTATTTTGTTCGGCAATAAGTTCAGCTTTTTTGGCTTTTAACCCCTCAATAATTTTGGCTTTTTGGTCTCCAGCCTTATCCTCTTCAGGTTTTTTCTCTTCAGGCTTTTTCTTTTTGGTAACCTTTTCAAGGCGGTCAATAATTTGCTTCTTCTCTTCTGCCTTTTTCTCCTCAGCCAACTTGATTTCCTCAGGTGAAAGAAACCAACCCTGTTCTAATAGATGTTCAAACGACTTTGAATTAAATATTTTAAAGTCACACCTGACACCTCTAACTGTTGCCGAATTTCCTGATTTATAAAGTACGATTGACATTTTATACTCCTTTGATTAAGGGAGCCCGAAGGCTCCCAGTTAAGGTTATTCATTTACTTTTTCGAAGATGTCATTACATTTGTCCTGGATGTCATTGACCTTATCAAGGATATCAACAACCATATTGAATACAGCCATATGGTGACCTTCAGTCATTCCAAATACAGCTTCTATTTCACCGTCACCATTACAATTAGGACAATTTCGACCTTCTTCAACAACACCATCTCCACTACAAATCATACAAGGTATCATAGTCATAGTAAATTACTCCTATGTCTCTACAGTAGCAATACCACTACCACCATTTGCAGCTGGTCCAGAAAGATAAACTGTGTTTCGAACACTTTCCCAAGCTGCATAACCTGTTATAACTGAATCTCCTTTAACAAGAATCTTGTGGGTTGTGGCGCAATCATCATTGATGGCTTCAGTTACTGTTGAAGTAATATCATTTTCATCATAGAAATTGTAAAATACACAATTGTCGATGAGAAATAATCTGTCAACGGTGTTATTAGCCGCAAACTTTATAGCTGAACAACCGGCTGTTTTTGTTCGAGTTCCGAACACGGTATTCCTAAGTGTTACATTGCTACCAGCAGCCACTATTCCTGTCGGGCCAAAAAGCAACTGAGTGTTATTAGAAGTTCTTGTATAACAACCAGATGAACCAACATAACAATTTTCGAGTATAAGACCATGACCTGCTGCACTAACTGTAGTATCAACCCAAAAGTCAGCGGCGAGTGCTGCCCCAGCTTGTTCAGCTCTAATATGACCGAGGAAGAGACAACCAAAATAATGATTATCATGTCCCGCATCTTTGACAGCACTTACACAAGCTGCATTCGCCCCAGAATTAACGATATTGAGGCCACTAAACTTACAGAAATCAGCTGTCACATTTAATGCACTAACTCCAGTTATCGCAGTATTACGAACGATAACATCCCCACCACTGCCATACCAATTTGATCTGTGAGTACCCAAACTGATGAAATGGCACATGTCTTTACTCCATGCAACATCTGCCGCCACATACTGGCCTGGAAATCCAAAAAGTAC